CCGTAACCAATACGACGCCTCCCTTATGTTCCCCGTGGGGACATATCTACAAATGGAGTAAAAAGACTTCAAAATGGTGCTCTGGAGCCTCTGCTTAACAGCAGAAACTCTCAGGAGCAAGTGGATCATCCTCAATCACAGCAAACATATCTTCTTCCGAGACATTCAAAGACTCGGCAAATAATTTTGTGTTCTTGTTGATGTAATCGGGGGAATAATCCGGACGCAAAATCTGAGTCATCTCATCATAAGGTATGAAATCAACTACACCTCGTAGAGATTCATTCAGATCTACAATATTTTTGATTTTCTGGAGAAACTCATCATAAATTTCACGTCCAAAGAGATATTTATCTCGGAACGCTCCATCAGTGTAAGCTCCAAATTGCTCTGCAAAAGACAAGGGAGATTCGCTAGGCTTTTTAACCCAATGAAATCTCTTGAGGATTGAATCTTCCTCAATAGGTGCTACAATAATGTCCAATTCCTTGTGATGGACGAAACTCCTCTTCAAAAAGGAAATCTCATCTATTCCAATATATGGGCGAGATGCTGCACCTTTATCAGCCATGGTATAACCGATATCAAGTTTCTTGAATTCTGCTTGGCACGAAGTATGTGTGTACCATGAGCAGTGTTTTTTGACAGACATAGCATTATCATCTCCGTATGTACCCAGCCTGACATTTTCGGCAAAGGGTTCACGGATACTTGGCATTTGCGCATAATACACATATCGCATCATAATAGAATTGCAAATACTATTCAATTGTACAGTAATTAGGTTTCCCGAAGGATTTCCATTTGCAAAGCGGTAGAGGTCTCCATCAAAGAGAATATTTGGGTGGACAATATCTGAGAGAGCGCCTTCAATTAGGCGAATATCTTCTCGAGAACATCCAACTTCCTCATACCATGCGACGATGATCTTTGCTGCAGCTGCTGTAATTTGTGCTGCCATTCTGGTATCAAAACCAGAGAAATCACCCGCAATCATGTTAGTGGTACTGAACTCTGTCAAGTATTCGTGAAATTCAGACCACTCTTTCGATAGAGGGTTAATTCCAACGAGACACTCTGAAGTTCTCCAGTGCTTCTTCATAATCTGTGGGACACCCGCTAGGGCTCTGCGGGATGCAACAAAGTTGGCAAAAGAACTGCCATAAAATTTACGAACCTTTTCGTGTGCCTTTTCATCAGGCAAAAGCTCGTTAACTTTGCTGCTAGCTTTGTAAATGGTCTCTGATCTGAGTCCATTAGCCCAACACTCAAGAGTGCGATCAATTTCACTCTGAATGTCAAAACTGTCATTGAATTCACGTGGGACAAGTACTAAAGACTCATCCATGGGATCTCTTTTTAGACAGTGCTTCTTTGATTTCTGGATAGGAAAACCTGCCGATGTATCATTTGGCAAACCTCCTAATCCAAATTTACCGATCCCGTCCATAGCCTCTGTCTGCGTATAAATACGCAAAATTTCTTGAGCTTCAGGATCACGGCGAATCGCACGCAAAGTGTGCTCGCGGTAATCATCAACTGCTTTTTGCAGAATAGCTCCTTCGTAGTGTTGCACAGGGTTTGTTAACTTGTTCAAAGTCTTCATACCCTTTGCTACGTCATTAGGCTTGACAGGAGGTCGGTGTTTTCGCTCTCCTAAATTTTCAACGATGCCTTCAAAAGGCGTTGGCATGTAAGGGGTTCTAGCACGACTCTCCATGGGTTGTCCATCCTTTAGGACTTTACCAAAATAGGTAACCACAGTTTTGTCGCCAGTACCGTCTTCTCGTAGATAATTTGGTTTTTCATCGACAATGGTGTAAGGTAATCCATATGTATCGACTACTACCTCTCCAGCAGAATGAACAACTAGAGTAGGGCTTGTTGAGCGGATTTTGGCTAGGGCAGTCTTAATGTGGCTTTGTAGCACACACGTTGACCATCCAAGTTTAGTGTTGGGCATACCGGCAACATGATAACCGTAAATCATACCCAGACTGGCATCCACAAGAAGTCCTCCACACAATCCACCAAATCCATTGAACTCAGTGGTATATGCAAGACCTTCACCTTTGGTGATAGTGTATTCAGTCAATTTTTGGCGCTCGCCCCAGTATAAACCGGGGTATTCGAAATAGCCACAATACGAGATATCCTTATGATTTGGTCGCACAGCTTGTTTACTGATTTTGACCTCATTTTCAGGAGACTTCCACAAAAGAACTGTGGATCTTCCATAAAAAGTGGGAT